TCTTTTGCTTTACTTATTAATGTAGATTTAATAGCATCTAATCTGTTGCTTACTACTTTGTCAAATTGTTCTGTATTCATTAATTTAAATAATTTATTTTTAATTTTTTATCTACTACCATCCAATCACAATTAGATAAATTATAATCTAATATTTGTTCTATAAATTGTTCAGCATCTATGTATTCAGGTCTATTTTCTAAAGACAAGCAATCTACAGTACCTGTTTCAAAATTAAGCATGTAAACATATTCTTTTTTATTTGTCGGCATAATATTCTAATATGTTTATTAAAGTATTTACTAATTCTTCTTCAGACATTTTAGCTAATTCTAGCATACTTTCAGGAGTTTCATATTCTTCTTTAGAATATTCCCATATTGCATCTATTAATTTTCTTCTCATAATAAGTTTATTTATTTTCTTCGTTTAATTCTTTAAATGCTTTAGTAAATGCTTTATTCATATCTAAAACTTCTTCGTAATCATCTAATACATATCCTGCAATTGTAAGACTATTGTCTAAAAAATTATCATCGGGTTCTTTTATAAATTCTTTTAAAGCTTTTGTAATAGCTTCTTGCAGATTTTCTGCTTTTACGTTATATTTTTTACAACTTTCCCACATAACAGGAATCGAGTATTCTTTCATATATATATATTTATAGGGTGATTTATTTTATCTCCAAATTTACCGTCTTCTACCATACTAGCATTAATAAATGTAGTATCGTCTATTATTCTAAATCCATTGTTTTTAATACCATGATTATCGTGAATATGTCCAAATATATGAAATGTAGGCTTTACTCTATTTACAGCTTTCATAAGAGCTCCATCACCACAAAATTCTATATTTCTATCAAACTTTTCAGCTATGTCTAATACTCCTTTAGGTGGACTGTGGGTAACTAAAACATCTATTTTTCCTTGTAATGCATCCCAATATCTACCTAATTTTTCACGACTTACCATAAAGTTCCAATTACCATAAGTAGGTGTATAAGGACTACCAAATATTTTCCTACCTTCTATTTCGTAATATTCATGTTCTAAATAAATAATACCTGCTTCTTTAACAGCATCTTTCCAATATTTAGTTAGTAAAGAACTATCGTGATTACCAGCAATTAATACTTTGTATTTAGCTTCTCTAGTAGCAAACCATTTTACAAATGGTCTAAACTCTTGTTCGTTACGATAACTATCTTTATAATTAGTACTATCTCCAGCATGAATTAAAACATCAGTAGGATTTATTATAATTTTGTCATGATAACCATGAGTGTCACTGATTACAGTTGTTTTTAATTTTGTCAATTGCATATTTATGTTTTTCTTTAGGATATCCCATTTCTTTTAAATTATGACATTCAAAACAAACAAGAAAAAAATTATCTGTATTAAAAGCTAATTCTGGATATTTATTTTTTGGTAATAAATGATCTACATTAGCTGTACTAAAATCTATAGGTAGTAAAGAATTACAAGCCATACAATGTTTATAATTACCAAAAGTTTTCCACCATTCATACATAAAATTATGTAATTCTTTAGTGTCAAACTTTTTGTTAGTATGTTTTTTGTATGTTGTACATTCTTTACATTTACCTTTAGACCAAATATATTTTTCTTGTTTACAAGAGCTGCATATTTTCTTCTTTTTTATCAACTTTAGTTAAAATATTTAAAACTTTGGTTACTATTTCTTCTTTCATTTCTAAATTATCATTTAAATAAGCATAATATTCTCCAATAGCATCTTTATCACTTAATTCAAATACTATTTCTCCATAAGTAACTTTTTTACCATGTTTTTTAACAATTTCATATTCTTTTGCTAAATAAAATATTTCTGATTCTTTATCAAAACCTTGTCCCCAAATAATAGTAGTTTCTGCTTCTTTCATTGGAACAGCTAATTTGTTTTTAATAATTTTAAAATGCATTAAATTAGATTGAGTGAGAGGATTTATTTCTTTTCTTCTAATCATAATTCTAACGTGAGCATAAAACTTTAAAGCATTACCACCACTAGTAGTTTCTGGATTACCAAACATAATGCCTATTTTTTCTCTTATTTGATTAATAAAAACTACACAACAATTAGATTCTCTAATTTTATCATTAACCATTCTCATTCTATTAGAATTAATTCTAGATTCTTTACCCATAGCTCCTTCTGGATTTTCTATAGTAGATTTAGGTTGAAACGAAGTCAAACTGTCTACAATAACCAAACCAAATAATTTACTATCTAATGCTTTTTCTATTACATTATAACAGTCTTCTAAAGATTCTGGATATACTAATTCTAATTTATCACAATCTACTCCTAACTTTTGAGCATAAAATTTATCAAAAGAATTTTCTTTGTCTATTAATAAACAATGATCTCCGTAAGTTTTTTGAGCATTTGCAATAGCATCGTAACACAATGTACTTTTACCACTAGATTCCCATCCTAGTATTTCGTATATTTTGTTTTTACTAAAACCACCTATCCCTAAAGCATTTTTAAGAGTTAAACTACTTACAGGTATAATATCACCTACTGAGTTTTCTTCATTTGCAGATAATATACTATTTTTACCATACTGCTTTAATATTTCTTTTTTAAAATTTATAATTTTTTCGTTTTGTTCCATTTATTTTTTAATATAATACCCACATCTTAAATACGTTTCGTAACCTTCTACAATACTTCCGTCTTGTAACAAAGTTAATATTTTTTTATTTGGTTGTTGTAACACATATTCAAATTCTTCATCTGTTGTACCAAATAAATATCCATTTATTGGATTAAATTTATTTTCTATTAAGTTATTTTCTTCATACTTCATATAATTTTACTAATTTATAAGCGTTTTTAATTCTTTCTTTATAATTGTCATACTTTAAAAGTATTGGACTTAATAACATAGCTTTCATTAATTGGTATCTTGTCATACCTAATTTTACTATATTTTCAGCTGTTTTTATTCCTACTTTAGGAAAAGGATTAACTCCATCTACAGCATCACCCATGACACATTGTAAAGCAAGATTATAATCTGCTGTTGTTTGATCAATTTTAACCCATTTATCTTTATTTGGGTTATATATAATACTAGGGATTTGTAATAAATCTTTGTCTGGACTTACTACAATTCCTTCGTGGTTTAGTTTTTTAGATAAAGTGTAAACTAAATCATCTGCTTCTCCTGATGGTGCAGGAATAGCATTTAAATTATCTCTTAAATAATTATCTAAAAATAATACAATTTCAGGAATATCTCCTTTTCTATTTTTTTTATAGTCAGGATCTATTTGTTTTCTGAAATTATTTCTTCCTTTTGTAATTAAATAAAATGAATCTATTATAAAGTATTTTTCAATACTAAGATATAATTTCATTATTATTTCATTTAATCTTTCTACAGCTTCTTCTTCAGATAAATCAGGATTTTTATCTCCAAATTCATCTTTGCCAGGATGTCCTGCTTTAAAAGGAAGATAGTCAGCATCTACTATTACAATTTTTGATTCTTTTGTATCAAAATTTGTTAATACAGATTTTATATTATCATCATGTTCTATTTCTTCTTTTAATACTATATTCATATCGTTAAAAAAAGGGGTTAGTTAACCCCTTTTAAAATTTTTTGTTCTTCTTGTTCGGCTAAACTTGACATTAGCCTTAGAAACCTTTGTGTAATTTCTTCATCTTCTACTGCTATTGTAAAAAAATCTGTTACATTCCTACTTTGCATTTCCATTTCTACTTTTTTACCTTTAGCTATAGGTACGTTAACTTGTTGCAATGTAGTTCTTTGTTCTTTAAATACAATATGTAATACTTCACTATCATAAGTAAAATGATAAACATCTTGTAATTTAAATCCTACAGTAACATCTTTTTCTTCTTGTTTGATTTTAAATATAAACATGATACAAATATAATATATTTATTTTAATTTTCAAAATATATATCTAATTTTATTCCAAGAAATAACTTTATTGTGTACTTCTTTAAATTGTTCAATATATTGAGATTTTAAATAATGTTTATATCTTATATTTAATCCACCGTATTGAGAAATTTTATTTTCTTGAATTTCTGGATTCCATAATAATTCTTCTCCTGTTAGATTATTTTTTAAATTATCTAAATGTTTATTATTGTTATGAGTTAAAAATATAACTTCTGCTTTTACACTTTGTTTATTTTCTTCTTTAACTATATCATTAACTGCTTCAAACAATATTTTATATTCTTCTAACCAATTTTCTGTAACTATTACAGGTGAAAAATTTATATGTACATCATATCCAGCATCTATAAAATCATTAATTGCTTTAATTCTATCAATTATTTTACTAGTATTAGGTTCTAATAAATTTGAATAATTTTGAGGCATCAAAGAAAATCTAATTCTAATTTTTTTATTAGGATTATAAGTTAATAATTCTTTATTTACATATTTAGTAGCAAAAGAACCAAAAGCAATATCGTGATTTTTAAAAAAATCAAAAATATATTGCCAATTTAAATTTTTTGCATGTAAAGCTAGATCAGAATTACATCCTAAATCATAGGATATAAATTTTTCGTGAGTTTGATTAGGTTTATTTATAGTAGTAAATAAAGCATGATTATTTATAGCTGATAAGATATCTCCATTGTTTTTAGCAACAGTAATACTTTTTTGATTATGTCTTTTAACATAACAATATGAACAGTTGTAAGCACATTCATAAATAAAACTAGGGCTAATAAAATCAGTAGATCTACCTGAAACTTTTATACTAAAATCTTTTCTAAAAACTTTTTCTAATTTCATTTAAGGTATATATAAATTTACAGGATTATCTTTATGAATTTCTATTTGAGGAAAATTTCTTTTAAAAATTTCAGTATTAAAAGGAGTTGTTATTAAATGAAATCCGTTTTTACTAGGAATATTAGCTATATATTTATTTCCAATAGGTTCTATATTTGAAATATAATCAATATAACTTTGAATATCTTTATTTTCTAAATGAAAATCAAAATCTAATATCCATTTTTTATTTTTATCATTATGAGATTCTCCACAAGCTCTGTCATAAGATTTTTTAATAAAGCTATATTCTTTGTTAGACATAGAATTAGCTATATTTTGCAATGATTTAAATGCAACTTTTTCATAACTTCTTTTATTTAATCTTAACATAGTTCTAGCATTAAAAACATTAGACAATTCTTTAATTTCGTCATATCTTTCTTCGAGATAATCTATAGAACTAATATAATAATTTTTAATTACTCTACTGTTACTACCTATTTCTGGATTTTCTTTTTTTCTTTGTAAAATTTGAAGATAGTAAAAATCATCTTTTGATTCAAATTTTAATAAAGGTTTTATTATTTTTATATTGTCTATCACTTTTTTATTTTAAAAAATTTACTTAATATGTTTCCATTATAATAGTGTTTTTTTTCTAAAACTTCATGTTTAAACAAATATTTTGTTTCCATGTAAGTTAATTCTCTTAAATTATAACATACGCATAATATTTTTCTTTCTATTTCATCACCTGATAAAATATCAAAATTTAATTCAGTATTAGAACCTGTATAGTTTAACCAATCAGATTCTTTTTTAATTTTTATTTTTTTAGACATTCTTTTATCAGGTAAAGCTTCGATTGCTCGTTTTCCTAATTTTTTAGTAGTATTGGAATAAATTGATTTTTTACCTATGTACAAATAGGGTTCTTTATTTGATTTTAACCTAGATTTGTTAATAATCATATAAATAAACCCTATTGTACCGTAAGGTAAGTCTTCAATTGAATTTACAATTTTATTTTTATATTTCCACATAATAGTGCAAATATACAACAAAATTAAAAAATTCCACTCATTCCATTGTAACTAAATTCATAATTAGTATTAGTTACATCTTTTTCAGCAAATACGTCTTCCGTATTATTTGCAAAATATTCACATCTGCTTTTATAATAAGCTATTAAATATTCAGATACTTTACTAGAATATTCTGTTTTAAAATTAGTTTTGTAATAATTTAAAACATCTGTCAAGTTAAATTCTTCTTTTAATAATTTAGCACTGTTTTTTTCTGCAAATCTAATAATAGCTATGCAAATAAACAACCAATTAATAGCTCTAGTAGGATCAGTAATAGCATGATGCCAATTTTGTTATCGTAGCTTTTTTAATTACTACTTCTATACGTCACCGTATAGTTCAGACTATGTCATCACCCTCGGACTGAGGGTGTCGGATTCTCGTGTCAAAATTATTTAGCGTGGAGCTATCATTTGTTAGTCGTTGCACCTTTCTTGAAACTTTTTTTAAAAAATCCACGTTTACAAGACTCGGCTCAAAGTTGTCTTTATTATTTAAATAAATTAATTGACATAAATATAAAAGTTCTTCATCTTTCATAGAATTTTTCATAATATTTACCCATTTGTGAACCCATTGTACATTTCCTTCAATATAACCTTTATTAGAATCTATTCTATCTAAAGATGCTGTTATATAAGAATGATAATCTTTATCAGTAATTTTTTTATTACTAATAAACATTGTTAACGGTAATCCACTTATAGCACATTTACGATTTTGTTTTAAAAACAATTCCCATAAATATTCTATTGTAATTGTAAAAGGCATTAAACACACTTCTTTTCTACGTCTATCTTTAGAATGACGTTTTATTTTTGTAAACATACTGCTAGAAATTTCTCCTATGCCTCTGTGTTTAATTTTACCTAAAGCTTGTTTGTTCCTAGCAGAACTGCATTTTTTACAACCTTTGGTAATTCCTTTTATTAATCTACTTTTTATTACTTCTGAAATATTCCCACAAGAACATTTGCAAGTAATATAAAATAATTTATTATTAATTCCTTTTTTGATTAAAGTAGTGTCTATAATAGTCCACTCTCCATATTTTTGACCAATTTTTATTTCTTTATTTTCCATACTTTTGAATATTATACAATAATACAATATTCAAAAATATTTTCAATAGTTGTTAAAGATATTCTCTGAATTCTTCCGATTATTCAATATACATTACTGTATAAGGGGGTTACATATATTAGCCCGAAATTCGATAGTATTCCTATTGTTAATAAACATATTAATAAAATTAACATTGTTATATCTAGGGTAATTCCATTTAGCCTTTCCGTTAGGATGTATTTTATTTTTTCTATTATAAGTTTGACTTGGTGATACATTATCTAATAAAAATGTTTGAATTTTAGAATAAACAGTGTTTACATATTGTTTATAATTAACATAAGGAACAGAAGAATATAAAGATTTAGATAATTTTTTACAATAATTCTTTTCTTTTACTCCATCTGGATTCTTTTTATAGTAAGGAAGCATTTTAAATAGATCCTCTTGAACATAAGTTATTAACTTATACAAACCTACTAAAAACTCTCTGTCTGTTCTTATATTGCCTATATGATAGTGTAAACTACAAGTGTAATTTACATCACATCTTTTATTAACATGAGTAAATAAATTATTTAAACTTTGCAAACCTTTAGCTCCAGAATAAGGAACTGTTACAAACTCTGGAGTATAACCTATAGAACCATCTTTGCAAACATATACACCTAATTGATTAAGATAATATTGTTGAATAGAACCATTGTTTACTTCTATTTCTGTACCAAAACTAATATCTCCAATTAACTTAGCTGCTTGTTTTACATCTTTACTTAAATCTACTTTAAAATTATTATACTTGTCTTTTAATATTTCAAAACTATTACTATCTTCTATATTATAAACATTATTTTTAAAAGTAAATTTTCTTTTAATGTTTAAATTATTTTGATTATTTCCAAAACTTTCTATAAAATTTTTAACGTAGCTTTTTAAAGGTAATTTATTAAAACCTATAGTATTAATTTTAATTGGATTTGTTACAGGAACTTCTTCATGCCATTCCTCTAAATTAACATGTTCTATCCAACCAGCATTTTTAAAAATATTATAATCAGAACAAAGTATTTTATTACCATATTTATTTATACCTATACAAAAATAATAATCGTTTATTTCTACATAACCTATTTCGTAAGGGTTTAAACTTTTTAAAGCCATACAATTACGAATTTTATTATTTTTTGTTTTATAAATTTTTGTTATATTGTCATACCAAATTTTATCTGAATTAATACTATACCATTTATCGTTAATTAAAAAACAAGATATTCCTTTTACATAATACTCTCCTTTTATTTTTTTACAGTTTTTTAATAAAACTAATTCTCCGTTATACGTTGCTACTTTTTTCATTTTCAATATTGTTTTCTTCTAATATTTTAACACCTTCCATAAAATAATCAGTAAATTCTTCTAATTCTTGATCTATATCTATGTCGTGAAACATAGCTTTTACTGCATCTTTTAAATTAAATATATTACTACTATAAAAATTATCTATAAATATATCCATATCATCTTGACTGTTAAATGTACCATGTAAATAATTAGTAACCAAATAACTAATGAATTCTAATAAATATTCTGAACCATAAAAACTAACACCAAAATCATCAAAATAATACACATTATCTCCAGATAACCAAGAAAGTTCTTCTTCTATTAAATCAGAAGATGTTAATTTGGTAATATCTCTAATTAACATATATCCTCCTATTATAAAAACATTAGGGTCATTTATATCAATTTCAGTTTCTTTATTATCTAAAATAAAAGAATCATTTTCATTTGAAGTATATATTTTTTTTAAAGTACCTAATGATAATTCATATTTTCTATAAGAAAAACTAGGAACAAAACTATAATTAATATTATCTTTTCCCATAAAAAAGAATTTTCGATATTTACTTTTAATTTTATCAAAATCTTGTTCTAAATAAGTAATAGGATGTTTAGAAAAACTAGATAATTGTCTTATTTTTTCAGTAGGATTTTTAATTTTTTCTATATTATATTTTTTAATATAAATAAAATCATAAATTTTACTAACAATAATAATAACACCTTCATAAAAATAAAATGTAGTATCTTTAACTGAAGGAGTAGCTATTGCACAAAATCCATTTTTAGAATCAAAAGTAATATCATAAAATCCATTTGCTAATTTTACACAATCATCACCAAGTCTGGCATTATTACTACTATCGTTAAAATAATATCTACCTTTAGCGTAAAATAAACCTCTAGAAGGCAATAAACCAATTCCACTAAAACATACGCTTTGTTCTAAATATAAATGTTTAGGTTCAGAAATAACTACAAAATTATTAAAATTATCACTAATCATAGTATTTTGAAAAAGACCTGTAGTAATTGGCGTATTCGTCTTCGTAGTTGTACCATTCTGAACCTGATGAAAAACCTGTAAATTAGTTTTTTCTCTATCTATTACTTGAACTTCAAAATATTTATTATTAGTTATTTTTATTACTTCGTTAGCTTGTAAAGTAAAACATTCTTTATTTGTCAAACATTCTAAAGATTCTATAATAGAAGAAATATAAATACCTTCATCTGTTTTAGCTACAAACAAAGGTCTTTCGTCTTCTACTTCTTTATAAGTAAATTCTTTACTAGCTCCTTTAAAAGCATATAGAACATTAGGCTCATCTTCAAAATGCCATAATAAAGCAGCTCCTCCTTTATAATTATTTAATACATCATAACCTCGTTGAAGCATAATGTTGCCTAATATTAAAGAATCTACTTGCATACCAGTAGTATCTACTTCATATTTTTTAGCAAGTTCGTAAATATTATGTATAGTCCCATTATGCGCGATCCACATAACTCTACCTTCATGTTCTATTCTAAAAGGATGAGCATTTTCTAAAGATTTAATACCATGACTACTTTTTCTAGTATGTCCTATTATAACTCCATTTTGAGAATTATTGTCTATTTTAATTTTTTCTTTAGCTAACATCATTCTAGCATCGGCTGTAGTGCCGATGCCTTTTATAACTTTATTATTAATATATAAACCACAAGAATCTGTACCTCTTGAAGTATTATATACCATAATCATTTTTATCCAATCTATATTAGCTTTTTTGTTTTTATTAGGAGCAAATCCTGTTAATCCACACATTTTTTATAATTCTTTTTTTAATAATTTGTTTACTAAGTTTAAAGCATATTCTTTTCCTTGCAATGGACAATGAAACATTTCTGGATGAAATTGTATAGCTAAAGCATTTATTTTATTATAATAACATACTTCCACTTCTTTTTCTTCAAAATTATTATTATTATCCCCTTCATAAGAATAAGGACTTAAAGCTTGAGCCCAAGCTAATAAGTTATATTCGTCTGGTAAAAGATGTTTTAAACATTGTCTTTGATGATGAGTACTATTAACTAATATTTTTTTACCATCATTAGTAGTAATAGAATGCATAGCTGGATGAGATTGATGTTGAATCAATGTGCCTCCAGCCATAGCGCATATAAATTG